CGACGACGCGAAAATACTTGTCGCCTGGCTTGTGTTCGACGGTGATCGCCAGGGTCTTGGCCAGCGCACCGGCGTGAGCCAGCTCGACGGCTTCATCGGCATCGACGGGCACGGAATCGTCAGACCGCCGCCGCCACCAGGCCTCGGCCTTCTGACGGGCATAGCCGGTATGCTCGAAGCACACCCATTCGGAGATGTAGTGCTGCCAGCCGAGCCGGTAATCGACACGCATCGTGCGTGGCGCCTCCGGGGGTGCGTCGCGTTTCACATGCACGGAGTAGGTGATGCCCTCGACCGGCCGCTCGACGCGCATGACCTGGTCCGACAGGACACCTTCGCTGCCGGCGGTCGCGTCGTGCTTCTTGCGCTCGGGCGGCGGGAACTCATGACCACACGCCGGGCAGGTCGCGTAGCCGGCCGCGATGATCTCGTGGCACTTCGGGCACTCCTTGGCCGGCGCCTCGCCGGTTCCCTTGGCGCTGGGATCGTTCACTCGGAGCTGATCCACCGGCCCGTGACGCAAGGCGTTACCACCGAAGTCGAGCACCAGGCAGTTTTCCTTGCCGGGGTGCAGCCGGAAACCGCGACCGACCATCTGATAGAACAGCCCCGGCGACAGCGTCGGGCGAACCAGGGCCACGCAGTCGATGTTCGGGGCATCGAAACCCGTGGTGAGCACGTTGACGTTGCACAGGAACTTGAGCGTGCCGTCGCGGAATCGCCCGAGGGTCTCGCTGCGTTCGAACGGCAGCGTCTCACCGCAGACGAAGCCGCATTCGGCACGATGCCGCTCCTTGAGCACACGGACGATATGTTCGCCATGCTGAACCCCCGACGCGAAGATGAGCACCGACTTGCGATCCCGGGTGTGCTCGACGATTTCGCGGCAGGCCGACCCGACCAGCACGTCGTCGTCCATCAGTGCCTCGACTTCGTTGGCCACATATTCGCCGCCGCGAACGTGGAGCTGGTCATAGTCGGGCCGTTGCGAGCCTGCCTTGGTTCGCAAAGGACACAGGTAGTGCTGGACGATCAGCTCGCGAACGCTCACCTCGTAGCAGATCTCGTTGAGGATGTTGTCCGGCGCACAGATCGTCCCCGTCTTCATTCGAAACGGCGTGGCGGTCAGGCCGATGACGCGGGCCTGCGGGTTGATCTCCCTCATCGCCGCCAGGAAGGTGCGGTACATGCCCTCACCTTCCGGCGGGATGAGGTGGGCTTCGTCCACAATGACCAGGTCTACGGCGCCGACGTCGCCGGCCTTCTCGTATACCGACTGGATTCCGGCGATGGTGACCGCGTACCCGAGGTCTCGCCGCTTCAGGCCCGCGGAGTAGATGCCGACGGGTAGGTCGGGGGCCATGCGCTGGAGTTTCTCCGCCGCCTGCTCAAGCAGTTCCTTCACGTGTGCGAGGATCAGCACCCGCCCGTTCCAGAGCTGCACGGCATCCCGGCAGACCGTCCCGATCACCAGCGTTTTGCCGCCGGCGGTGGGGATGACCACGCAGGGGTTGTCGTCCCGCTCGCGCAGGTGCCCGTACACCGCTTCGACGGCCTCGCGCTGATACGCCCGGAGTTCCATTACGCGGCCACCCCGCTCTCGCTCGGCAGGGGGAACAGCTCTTTGGGGGCCGAAAACAGCTTCGTGATGGACTCACCCTTGAGGAACGCGGCCAGGGCACGCTCGGTCTTGCCGTAGCACTCCCGCTCGTACGGCCCTGAACGACGACCTGTGCGGCTGGCGATCAGGAACTGGAAGAGAAGGAGAATGGGCTGGTCGTTCTCACCCTTCGACACGCCCTCGCGCAGCACGTCGGTGAAGTGTCGGAGCTGGTCGCGATCGCATGAGTACCAGGCCCGGGCCACCACGGCGTGGGTGGTCGCGGTCGCGATGCCGCGGAACTTGATCGATCGGGCCAGGTGGTGGCGGGCGAACTGGAGTGCGTCACGATGCTTGACCAGCAGTTCACGCTCGGCGCCCGGCGACCGCTTCTGGTGTCGGCCGAAGCCGGCGACCATCGCCCGTAGAGCTGCCAGCTCGGGCTTCGTCACTTCGCCCAGCCCGCCAGCCAGAGACAGGATCTGGTCGTTGCTCCGCCGATGCCCGGTATCGAGCACCTCCATCGCCTCGGCGGGTTCGTTGACGAACACCCGCATAGGCACGGTCACGCCGGACATGACCACTGCCCACAGACGGTGCTGACCGTCCAGCAGTACGCGGTTATCGCTGAAGGCGATGCCTTGGTGGGTGAGCCGCCACCGCCCGGCTTGCATCTCGCCGGCCAGGTAGTTGATGTGATGGTCCATCAAGTCCCGGTTGTGGGTGTTGGTATGCGAAATCCAGTCGCTGGCGATCTGCGGCGTGAGGTCGATCACCAGGTTGTACCGATCGGTTCGGGTGAAGAGGGCATCGAGTTTCATGCGGGAACTCCTTTGAGATGGTTGGTCAGGAAGTCCACGAGTTTGAGGAGATACGCCGCGTCGAACACTTCGATCAGCGTGCGGGCGCCCATGACCGGGTCATGAGGCATGTTGATTGTGGTCATCGGGGCCGGCGGGGTGCCGGTCCTGATGGGGGTGAAGGCATTCTTGGCGATGCCGCCGGACTTGCGGCGCGATGAGTTCCGACCGATGCGGGCAATATTGATCGCCCGCCCGTCGCGGCCTGTGCGGACGGTCGGACGAGTTCCTCCACTTGTCACATTTCGACAAGTGGTCGGGTTGAGCCGCTCGCGATATCGCAGAACCGTCTGACGGTGAACACCGACGTGTTGGGCGACCGCCTCGTCGCTCACATCCGCTCGCAGCTTCAGCGCCTTCGCCACTGCTTTGGCCTTATCCGCGTTGGTTCGGCGCAGGCCGTGCGTCTTGTTGGCCGCCAGGCTTTTCCATTGGGCCTCGGCCTGGAGGCCGGTCGTGACCGTCGCCCGAATCTGAGGCCGGTTCAGCTTCTTGTGGGCGAAGAACCGGTGGAACCCGTCTACGAGCCAGTACGCGGTCCCGTCGTGCACGACATCGACCGGCGGGAACTCCGCGCCGCCCTGCATCGCGTCCGCGTACTCCTGCACGACGGCCTGGTCGATTGCCACGCGGGGCTGTGTGTCACCGTCGATCCGCAGAACTGCCATATCCAGAACTTGATCACTCATCTTCGAGGGCCTCCTTATGAGTTGAAACACAGGATTTCGTCTTCTGACCTGAAAGCTTCAGCGTGCTGCTGCCTTCGTCGCTGATAGCGGCGCTTCCGCCGCCGGTGCCATTCGTAAACCAACTGTCGATCGCGGATCGGCTGACACGAAGCCAGTAGAGCCTTGATGAATCGCGCGATCAGATCGCTCTCCGTCGCGAAGGACTTCCGGTAGTACACACCGAACGACCACAGCCGGAATCGCCTTTCCACGGTCAGCCAGGGCTCATCCGGTCCAGACTCCACCGCACAGGGGACATCGATCGACCGGCAGCCGCTCGATTCGCACATGCGCCTGGCCTCCCGCAGCCTGACATCCTCTCTGCGTGATCAACAGGTCGATCTGGCTGTCGTCCTCGTACATGCCGCCGTGCTGCAGCGCGTCGAGCAGTGCCTTCGGTGCGTTGTCCAGATCGCGACGGCGATGGTCGGGCGGATGCAGCGCGATGTGCACGGCCAGTTGGCCATCGAACCGCTCCGCCCTGGCGGCCAGGAGCATCGCGACCACCGTCTCGCGATACTGCCGCCCGCCCCGGCTGATCAGGGTCCGCGCGCCCACCCGCCGCCAGTAATGGTTTACTGACGGCGGGTAAGGCAGCTCGTAGACGCGCGTCACCTTTTCCACGGCGGCGTCCCGTTGTTCGAGCCCGCCGAAACCGGGCGCGCGGCGACCGCCTCCTTGCGGTCGTACCCCTTGATGACGTTGGTGAGATCGCCGGTGTCCTTGCGCTTCTTGTGACCGACGGTGAGGATCAGCGGCAGGTTGTGCAGCTCGACGCTGTCCTTCGGAGCCATGACCTGCACGGCCCGGCAGATCGCCGAGAGCTCGGCGCGGGCGATCTTGACCGTGGTAGCGTTGGCGTTTTCCAGGTTGAGCCGGGTCCAGAGCATCCGGCCCTTGAATTCGCCCTCCAGGATCTGGAAGGTGAACTGCAGGTACTTGCCGTCCCCCGATTTGGTGTCCTTCGTCTCCGACTCGGTGATGATGGCCAGGTACTTGCCCGGCGGGATGGGGTCGAACCCGACCGCCGGGTCGACATCGTTCGCATTGAATCCGTTCAGATTAGGCATGGGGTCATGCTCCTTCCTGAGAAGAGGTTGCGGTATCAGCAAACGGGTTCTCGCCGCGGGCGAACGCGGCGTACACGGAATAGTCCAGGGGGATCTCGTCGGGCAGGTTCAAGCGATTCTTGGCGACGTGAGCCGGCCGCTCGGTCGTGCGGATGATTCGCTCGCCGGTGCCGATCCCCTGCACGCGTTTGCGGCCGAATCCCTCGTCGGTCGTCTTCGTGTGGATGGCATAGCTGGCGAACAGGACCTCGTCGCACCATTCCTGGATCAGCGCCGAGGCCTGCTTGTGCAGTCGGGGCGAGTATCGGTCGTAGGTGTCGGTCTCCGGGTTGGCGAACTTCTCGATCTGGGCGTGGGCGATCAGGACGATCGTCATACCCTTCTCGCTGCGGAGCGCGTCCAGGCCGGCCAGGACCTCGCGCCACGGAGTCAAGGCGAACACATAGCCCTTGCCGTAGCCGATGTCCTCGATGTTCTCAACGCCACGCTTCTCGCAGACATAGGCCCAGATCAGCCGCTCGAGCCAGTCGAGCGAATCGAGCACCAGCGTGTGGTAGTCGTGCTCCTCGGTGTACAACGCTGCCAGCGCGTTCAGTACATCGCCATACTTCGTCGCCAGCGGGAACCGCTCGCACTCGATGCCGCCAAGCCCGTCCTCGGTCTGGATGAAGACCGGCTGGTCGGTCATCGCCCCGAACGTGGACTTGCCGATGCCGTGCGTGCCGTACAGCAGCACGCGCCGCGGCGCCACGACTCTGCCGCGTTGAACCTGCTTGAGTGACTGCATATTGGGTACCTTTCCTTCAAAGACCTGGATCAATCCGTCGAAAAAAACATCCTGCTGGTAGGCCCCCTGCCCCAGCCGCACGAGCGGCAAGTCCTCGCTGCCGCCGGCGGGGCTGGGGTCTGAGCCTGACGGCTTATGGCTGCTCACGCCGCCTTTCCTTTCGCCTGCTTGGAAGCGCTCTGCTGGATTCGGCGGACGTCGAAGGCGTCGTCGCCGAACTCCCGCAACAGGAACTCAGTGAAAATGCAAACGAGGATGGACCCGATGTCCGTGGAGCTGTCGATCGTGATCAGGCGGCGTGATTCATCCACGTGCCAGGTGGCGTCCACGCGAACGCGGGCATCGCCGTATATCCCCTGGAGGGCTACGATCGCCAGCTGGAGCGACTCCTGCACGTCCTCCAGCAGGACCCCCTTGTCGATCTCGAATCGGTAGATGTTCGTGGTCATCGAAGTCTCCCTGTGAAAGCGGAAAACACTGTCCGTTTGTTACCTATGCCGTCCCGTGGCGGGACGTCCGCTTTTTTCAGGAATCCTCCAGGCCGGCTTTCTCGAGGTGCCGGCGGATCAGGGCGATTGCATTGCGAACCTGTCTACGGGTGACGCCCAGGTCCCGGGCGACGGAGGTCGGAGTTGCCGACATGAGACGCCGACAGAGATCCCGCAGTTCAGGCGGCAGGCCTGCCACCGCCTGGCTCAGGTCTGTCCATCGTTGGCGCTCCCGGGGTGAAGAACCCCCTCGCCGGCGGTACAGGTCCGCTTCGCTCAGCAGATCCGCCAGCGGCAGGGTCTGCGCGCCGCGGTTGATGAGCGTGCTGTCCACGGATTGCGTCTGCAGTCCGGCCGCCCGCTTGAGCCGCCGTCGTTCACGCACGATCGTCGCCGCACAGGAATCCAGGACATGCGCGGCGTAGGTATGAAACGACGCCCGGGTCGGATCGAACCGGGTTACCTGCCTCCACAGCCGGAGCGTCAGCTCCTGCACCAGGTCGTCGAGGTCGGACCGGCTGAAACCACGGTGTCTCAGAAGCTGGCGGGCTTTGATGCGGATAAGCCTGTGAACGTACCCGTCGAGAACGTCGGATCGGTTGAATTCGGCCATCGGTTGCCTCCGGGGCCGGAGGCGGAAACCGATTGGGCGTCAGCCGAAGTCAGCGCGCAGAACGACCGCTGGCCGCGCTGCGAAGGTTGAAGGGATCGCCGGCTCGGACGACACCCAACGACCTCCGCTTCGCGGCCAGTCAGTTAGCGAGTCTGTTTCTCAGAAATGTCTGTAACGATCAGCGTGAACAGGTCAGA